GTGGAGGTCTGCTGGATGCGGCCCACCACACCAAGGTTCGATGCGCCAGTCACATACGCAGGAGGATTCTTGCTCTCCTGATTCGCTCGCTCTTTGCGAGTGTATTCAGCCACTACAGACCCCGCTGCTGCAGAATCAGCGCCAGGGTTTCAAACTCGCCCGTAGTGTCTCGCGCGGCCAGGCGCATAAGGACGTTACTCGGGCGCTCACCGCCCTGACCAAGTGAAGGGCCAGGACCCGGCCCAAGTACCGCCCCTGACGTGACCGGCTCCTCCGGGCGCTGCGTGGGGGAGAACAGCGGCGTCGCCTGCTCCTCCACCATGCGAGGCTGCGATTGACGTGCACGTCGTACACCCGCTGCAGCGTTGTCTGTCTCTGCCATAGGCGCTGCGGTTTGCATGTCATAGAAATCCTGCCCGTCCCCATACGGCATGCCGGAGGCGTACCGTGCGGGCTGACCGTCAGTGCGCTGAGACAAAGCACCCGGCCCACTCACCGGGGCCGGGTTACTGGGGGTGCGCATCCCACCATGACCATTAGCCATGCGTTTGGCTCCCCTCAATCAGATGCTTCTTCTACCTCTTCGGACTCCGACTCAAACTCCTCATCGTCCTCATCAGTCGTGAGGACGTAATCGGAAATGTCGGAGAGTGCCTGCTTGAACATGGCACCCGCTTGCTTACCCATGTCGTTCAGCACATCCGGGTAGTAGGCCACGTTCTCCACGTGTAGTGAAACCATCGTTTCAGCCCACCGGATCTGCAACGCAATATCTCCACGCTGACTCACCGTGGCCTCCTACCACTAGATGTAACTAACGTCAGTGCGATCCCTTACCGGAACCCTTAGTGCCACCGGGCTGATGACCAAGGCGAAGGTCACCATGCTTCGGGGCAGGTGCCTTCTTGTCCATCAGAGGCTCCTGCGTGTGCGGCTTGCCGTGCGTTCCCTTATTGGGCTGAGGCATTGTTTCTCCCTATACCTTGCGCTTCTTCTTGCCTGACTGTCCTGGTGTGTAACTCATGGAGTAACCGCCAGGCTTCGACTTCTTTGGACCCTCTGCGCCCTTCTTTGCGGCAGCGGTTCGCTTCCGAGCGGCCTTCTCTTCGACCACATCCCTGGCGTCAAGTATTCTGCGATACCGCTGACGAGTTCGGGCGCGCTCTGGCGGGAACCTCAGGTCAGCCAAGTTTCTTGGATCTCCCGGCTTCGCTGCTGGCATGTCACCACTTCACCTTGTCTGCCCAATAGGCTGCGCTCATCTTGCCTTTAGCAATATTGCTTGCGTGCCGAGCCTTGAACGACGCTTGACGCTTCGTAGGCTGCTTGTCACCAGTAACGCCCTGCTGGCCAAACCGGATCGTCTTCACCTTGTCACCGTCTTTCGCAACGACAACGTGACTCTTGGTGGGGTGGCTGGGTGTGCGCTTCGGCTTGTTGTAGCCGTCCACACCGGCCCGCTCAAGGCGGGGATCTTTCTTACTTGCCACGCTTCATCGGCTTCTTGGCCGCAGTCTTCTTCGCGGCAGCCTTCTTAGCCGCCGCCTTCTTGGCAGCAGCCTTACCGGCAGGCGTGTACGGGAACTTCTTGCCATCAACGTTAGGCACTACTTGCTCCGCTTCTTAGGTGTCGCCTTCTTAGCGACAGGAACCGACTTCTTCGGACCCTCAGATCCCTTAGTCGTAGCGAACGACACCGCCGCGCCAGCAGCAGCACCGGCCACAATGCCGCCAGCAACCTTGCGCTTCGTTGCGGCCTTCGCGGCAGCCACCCGACGCTCATAGGCAGCCTTACCGGCAGCGACACGGTTCTCGTTCTTAGTGATGTACGTGCGGGCTGCAGCCGACTGCTTGTTCTGCGCCTTCGTCGGGCCACCGCCACGAGCCGCACCACTACCCGAACCGCCAGCGCCGCCACCTACGCGACCGCTACTACTACCCTTTGCGGGCATAACAACTCCTATGCGGGGATGCGCCGGGAAACACCGGCAGTCAGATTGGGTTCGCCACGACCCGTAAGGCTGGCCATAAGCATCTGCAAATCAGGGCGACCACCAGGGGCCATACCCGCCTGGCCAGGGGCAACACCACGAAGCAACCCAGTTGCCTCGTTGATGCCCTCAAGACCACCGCCCGCCCCAGGCTGTACCTCACCGGGCGCGCCCATCATCGTTTCGGCTGCACCACCGGGAGCCTCACCTGGGGCAAGCGGCTGCTCCTCGGGAGCAAACGCCTTCGCAACCACCTCTTCGATGGAGCGGCCACGTTGTCTTCCGAGGATGATTTCTGACAAGCGCGCCAGGATCTCACCTGGGTCTTGTCCGTTCTGTGCGAGGACCGGGATTGCCTGCGCGTAACCGGCAACAGCCTGCTTGAGCGCGTCCCGCATTTCCTCAATATCGACCTTCGACTCTTCTTCGCTCGCGTCAAGCGCGAACGGCATCTGGCGTCGAAGAAAGTCTCTGCTAATCAGTTTGTCGCCACGAGCCTGCAAACCAAACACGAGTGCACGGTTCGGGTCCAGGCCAGCCATTAGACCGTACTGCACGTCCACCGTGTAGTCGCCCTTGATGTCCCTGTCGGGGCGGTACTTGATCTCATACGGGGTGCCGTCCGCGTTACCGCGCACCGACTTCTCCACCGCGCCGTAAATCTTCTCGTCCACGAACAGGGCCTTGCGCACAAGGTTCGTGAACCCGACCGCGAACATGGCCTGAGCCGTGCGAATCTGCGAATCGAACCCGGACATGAGTGCCTGCACACCGCGACCCGTCACAATGGACGCATCGACGTTGCCGCCACGAGCCTCCGGATACCGGGAACCCTGCCGCAACTCCATGTCCAGCACGGACTGCTGCGCAAACGCCGACTGCGGAACCTCAATCGGGACACGGCGTACCTGCTGGCCGTTCGCGGTACGGATCACCGCATCAGGGCCCAAAGCAAGTTCCTGCGCATCGGGTGGCATCACGATAGGTGCCTGCACCGACTTCTGTGCCGCTTCCAGGCTCAGCAGCGCGAAACGTGCCTTCGCCACCTGCACCGCGAGCACATCATCGAACTGGCCGTGCGGCTCATCGTCCACACCGGGACGCTGAATCCACTCACATAGCACCTCACCCACCGGGTTTGGTACACGAGTCAGCACCAGGCCCTCGTTCGACGGCATGAACAGCAAGTCCTGATAGCGGTCGTGATATCGCACGACCTCCACCAGATCACCGCCACCACCACGAGAGGCACCCATGATCGCGGACTCAAGTTCGGGGTAGGCGTACACGAGTTCATCGCGTGTCTTGTAGAACGAGAAGAACGCCGCAGCGAGGCGACCCCACCTGTCAAACATGGGGTACGCGCCGATAGCGTCAAGGAAACGGATGCGCGGCATCTTCTCGTCCGCGTCCACTTCCACCATCGCAGGCACGAAACCATACGTGACGTAACGGTCAGCAGCGGTGTACATCTGCCGCTGCACATCCGAGTAGGCGATGTAGCCGTTGACGATCTTCCCGCGCTTCTCCGCAAACTCCCGGGCACGGTCACTGACCGCCTTGGACGATGCACAGTTGAACGACGGTAGCGGGGCCATCACCTCAGCCAGATCACGTGCCGCCACATCCACCATGTTCGCCACGATGCCCCGATCAAACGGGCCCTCGGGGAACAAGTCCGGGTACACGTCACGCATGCGGCCCTGCCGCACCGCCAGCACATTCTGCATGCGCCGGTCACGGTCAGCGAAACGTGTCTTCGCCCTGCCATACAGGGAGCGCACCTCACGCAAACCTTGCTGCCTCGGCTCGTCATACTTATCCGAAGCGGAGTGGATGTCAGGATTCCACAAATCCATGTATAGCCTCCGCTATCTGTATGTCGGCTGCCAAGAGCCTTGCGCTTCCATGTCCAGCAAGTTGATGACCGACTGTTGCGACTTGTCCCACGGGGTGTGGAACATGCTCATCGCGTGATGCCTCGTAAAGTTCTGTAGCGACACCACACGGTCCCGGCACGCCAACTCGAAAAACCACAACGCCATCACAAGGTCCGTCTTCGCCTTCTTACCCAAATCAGGCGACCACGTAACCAACTGCTCCACGAGAGCCTTCGCCGCTTCCGAGAACGACGTGGACGGCAGTTCAATCAACTGGCGTTTCTCCTGCCAGTTCTGAAACAGCACCGTCATCGACGCCACACCGAAATCAGCGTCATGCTTATTGGAGCCAGTGAAGTGCGGGCGGATCACGGTGCCCCGTGCCGCGCAATAATCATTCACTTCACGGTCATGCACCAAGAAGCC